AACCATTCGTGCTTCCGAACACAGGATTCAATGTGCTGACACCTTCTATACATAAGTCAGTTTGACCATTTCGTACATTGCGGTGTTCAACTTTGTTTGGAAGATTATTTACACCACGACCCATTGGTATGAATTTCCATCTTATGGATCCTCTTGAACCGGAATACCCTAGGGTGATGTAATTAAGTAATGTGAAATTGACAAAATTATAAAATCCGGCTGGTGCAACTGTAGGTGTAACAGCAAAGGGCATAGGCCCTTTAAGTCTTGGAAAAGCAGACCTAACAAATTTCAGTTGCTTGATACCTATAGTAGCACTACCTCGTGCCAAGATACGTTCATGAGCTGTAAATCTTTTAAGTAAGGGACGAAATGATTCAATAATTTCACCATAATAAACATCTCCTACTTTCGTTGCCATTTTCGCACCTGTGAATTCCATACATGGCTCTTGTGTTGGTGCGTTTTCTTCGACAACATCACCCTCAGCATGTATTTCACCCAATTGAGGTTCCAGTTCACCAATTTGTGCACCAAAACCAACTGGCTCCACTTGATACCGTGATAACAAATTTGTTGGTTCACGGAATGTCAAATCCTTTCCACCCTTGATGTACACATTAACTTGTACATCATTGTTAGCTAGACTACTTGGTGTTGTCAACTCATTGAGAACATATACAGACAGTGTTCCATTAAACAATGTATCACTGATAGCAGTGTATCTGGTTGTGCTGTACACTTCTGTTGTCGCATCTAAACCTGGCGCTGGCATCTCCATAAATGTCTGCACTTGATTCATTGGAATGGATATTGTACAATCAGTTTGATGTCTCAAATCGATCACTTTCGAATAAGAAGTCAAATACTGATCATGTGTACCACCAGCAGTGTCAGATGCATAGTTTGGATCATACACAATACGCAATTTACCATTGTGCATTTTGGAACAAACTACTTGCAACCTATACTCCAAAGAACCACTCCATGAATTAAATGGTAGTGCTGCAAAACCTGTAGATGTTAGTGAAATGATTCCACCAGTGTCACGCCATACCATAGGATTCACACGAACATTAAACAAGAATGTCTCTGGTCCAGACGCAATGGGCCAATCGAATGTTGTAAACCATGATTCATGACTCACAATATTCTGTATGGATAATGGATCAACTGATGCATCCATTCCACTCAAACGTGGATCTATTGACATCTCTTGCTTATCATCAACTGTTAATCGACTACTTCGATCAGGCACAGTCGTCAATGCAAAAGATGATGTTGCCTCTGGTTTCAATGGATCGACATCCTTTGTTTGAGGTGGTCTGCTCATACCAAACAATTTTGCCATGCTTGCCACTCCAGTAGCCATCGCTGCTGTAGCATCCGCATATGGAGCAATATATGGTACTTTGCCTAATTTGGCTGCCATGCCAGCAACTTTTGTTGCAGGTCCTGAAATGGTGCCACTAGCATTAGCTTCATCAATCTCTCCCATTTGTGGGACAATCGCCGATGAATCAACACTAGTAACACCAGCCAATTCAACATCCTTCAACCATGCAAAAGTGGTAACTGTCACATCATCTGTGCCATTGTTAGCATGTTTCAAAACATTCAAAGTACGCAAATAAACGTTTCCAAGATTTATCCATTCTCTTTTAGTGATATTTAAGTAATCTCTATGATAAAAGAATGGCATTTCAAGATAACCACCTGATGAATCTGATGGATCTATGAACACCTTAGGCAAATTTGTCATTCTCACCAATGCATCCTGTACTAACGGACTGTACTGGGACACATTATCATACCGATGCAAAGGCTGATATGCCGCGATAGCACGCCCATAATGAAATGGTGTACCACTAACAATAACCTTGAAACACAGCGTTGCTCGCATCAGCTTAAAATTATTGATACGATTAACTATAACAGGATTTGAAAGATAATCGTCCCATGGATTGATATCCGCAAACAATGTTCCTCCAACTTGCCACTTATAAGCATTAAGTTTCAGGGGTCGCGAAAAGAAATTCTCATACCTCGCGTATACTTCATCACGTGCTTGACGAATCTCATCGACAGCAGATGGTATTATAACAGAATGACCTTCACGATCATCAGCAAACATCATCTGTTGTTCACGTGTTTGTACCTTGGCATCACCAACAATCATTGGTTGATCCAAAACACCCATGTGAGCTTCCAAATTGGCAAACCTTGGTGGCAATAAAATACTGGTATTAGCTTCACTGCGAACATTACAAGCAGGATAAAACAAACCTGACCCATCAGTATCCATGGACCAAACGACAGACTTAGCTACCTCATCCGACAATTCTGGAATAAGATCTGCTATTACCCTAGTAAAGAAGCGTCCATGATTTTCGAATTCACCATGGAAATTACCAATACTTATACGACTCTTAAGCAATGACGTGATAGTTGAACTCAATTCCATGTCAAGGAACTGAAGCGTTTTCTCTCGTAATTGCCAAAAATACGCACGAAAAGCGTCACACCAACCTGTGGTATGAAACTCATAGTAATGCATTAAATGATCCAAATGTAAAACCCTAAAACGTCCAAAAACGCCAGAGGGTCTCCCACTGATCACGTAATACTTACCTTCAAAACAGATGACATCAATTGGTTCGCCAGCTACAAAAGCTTTATTGCGACCCGCATATATGTCATATTTCATTTCAACATTTACACTCGAATCCGAAATGGAAAAATCCGAGCTACTTTCTTGATTTGTGTTTCCGAGTCATTTATCGAACTGTGCTTAAACTCATACACACAGTTAGGGTCCCCTTTAAGATATATAAATCTCAAAATATTTCGCAAAGCCTCTACAGATAAATCGGGTCGTCGATCTGCATGGTAACCAAATACGAAATAGTTTACTTCAACTGTACGCTGGAACCCCAGGAAACTACCGGGGTGGCATTTAAGGCTGCTCCGCACCTGAGTATGACTTTCTCCATTTTCCAACCATATCGTCATAAGTACAATCCAGCATTGTACACATATGGTGAATTCCTGCCTTTCGCGCAACTTGAATCATTTCTTTGCGCCGCTTTTCGTAAACATCTTCACCGTGGCTAAACCACTCACGCAAAGATCCATCAATATTCATTGCACAACATTCATTCTCCGTTAACGGGTGACCCTGCGGATATAAATGCATATGTAATGATTTAAAAATGGACTTGTCAACTAAAGCGCCCAGATGCACACCCAATTTTGGATGATGCACTGATTTGCGTTTTAAAAATTCAAATTCTTCAAATGGCAAGAAGTCAGTCAATTTACTACCTTTATCTGGCATGGTATAAATCTGACCGTACTGCCCCAAAAATTCGGACAAATTTTTAATAGTAAAATTGTGCTCATCAGGATGAACAGATCCAATGTTATCATCACCATATGTGATAACATTGATTCGTTCCCTAAATGGTGGTGGATTCTCACGTCCGTTGTAATAATAACAACGCATGCCCAAACTACCAACGATCCCGTTCAAAACGACTGTCAATGAATTCCCACTAATGTGAGATCCTCTTGTTAGTCCAATCAAAACACCATCGTAAGCGATAACAGAATACACAATATCACCAACCATTGCACGCATAACTCTCAAATCTTCGTCCGTATAATCGCACTCTGCTGCTAAATCAATTAAGATCCGCAACGATGCGATCAACAATTGTGATGGAATCTTTTGGTCGTAACTACCATAATCTCCACCAACAATTCGTTCTTTGCCATATTTAAGGACATGCATATGCATCTCCTCCCATTCTGGACC